ATGGCTGAAAAAGCAATAAAAAGAGCTGAGAGCGATGACCCATTAATTAGGAGAAATGCAAATTTTGTTACTCGTGGACAAGCAGAGGTAAGTAGTTCAGCAAGAGCTGGCGAAAATCAACTAGCTAATGTTCTAAAATCAGTTAAAGAGGGCAGAGCGAGAGGTTTAGAGGGTTACAACATTAAAGTATTTGATGATGTGTTTACTATGTTAGAGGGTGGTAGCAGTAACGCTAGAAGCGTTAGACAATTCAAAAAGCAATTAGCCAGAGCAACTAACAATAAACAGAGATTACAGGCTATTAGAGATATGTCTGATACCAACTATAAAAATATCTATAAAGATATGAAGATAGATGTTAATAGCAAGGACTTAAAGAAACAGATAGCTAAATGGTATACTGATGCATCAAAAAGAGTTACAGAGAAAAAGACAAAAAAATATCTTGATAATACACTTAACTCTATTACCAACCAATTTAAATACTTAGATAACGCAACAGGAGCGCAAAAAACTAGCTTAATTAAAAGTATATTTAAAAGGCTTAAAGACTCTAAAAAGTTTGTTAGAGAAAACAAACAAAAAGACGGTGACTTTGAGGAGCTAATGAAACTTGATGGTTCAGGAAGTGTTTTTGATGATCTGGATGATATTATTTTAGGTAACATAAATAAAAACTCTCCCTCTGCAATGTCAAGGTTTTATAATGCTCAATATGCTTATAGAGCCATATCTAACTTAGACGATGTTGTTTCTAAGTCTACAGGTAAGGGTTTATTTACACCAAATCAAGTTAACACTGCCTTTAGTGATAAATATCAATTGGCAGGAAATATAGCTAGAAAAAATAAAGCGTTAGGCAAGGGTGTGGGTGGTATTGCAGAAGAAGCACAAGAGAGATGGAAAAAACCTTTTGGCGATACTGTGCCAAATTCAGGCACTGCTGAAAACATTATCTCTACAGGTTCTTTACTAGGTCTTGGTGGCCTTATTGGTTCAGGTGCTGTTTTAAATCCAGCAGTTCTAGGTGTTATTGCAGCAGTTGGGGCAAAGGCATTTCAATACTCACCAATGATGACTAAGAGATTTAACAAAATGATAGCAAATCAAGAATATAGGTTAGCAGCAGATATGCTAGAAAAGTATGCGTTAACTAGCGGTGCTTCAGGGTTAGCAATTAATCAGCTTGTCAATGAATTAAGACAGGCTAGATAAGGAGTAGGGAGTTTAACCTTTATAGGAACTTAAGTATGGAAATGTTATGGACAGTATCAGCACCAGCATGGCAGTGGCTACTCTCGGGTGTAGTAGCATTGTATGTATGGGAAGAGTATTTGGAACACGTTTGGTACAAATTTAAACATTGGGTGACTAATCATCCGCATAAGAAATGATAGAAGCAATTGTAGCTATTATTAGTTTAGGGGTTGGCGATTATGCTGACCCACTAAACCTAAGTGCAGAAGAAAGGGATAAGAAAGTTATCGTACAATCATCATGTGAGGAAACAACCACACAGGATGCTTATGGACAAGTTAGTACAATGAAAACCTGTAGAACAATGAAGACAATTCACACTAACGAAGAACAAGATTAATAGCAATTAGACAAAAAAATAACCCCCTTGTAAGTTATTGATTACAAAGGGGTTTTTTTATGGGTTTTTAGGCTCTAAGCTCATATAAGGCTCTGTGTTGATTTAGGGTATACTACCCTACCTTGAAGAAAAATAATCGCTTAAAACGGCTTAAAATGGCTTAATAAGATAAGTAATTTACTATGCCAAGTAGGTATATGGTTAGTGCCGTAAAGTTCATTGATATAAGAGCCTTGTCTTTCCATACAAACGATATATATATCCACCCCACTGTAGGCAGAACAGCAATAAATAAGTTTGCTGGATATATGTTTGCAGCAGTTAATATCATGGATAAGATGATTAATACAGAGCTTATCCATTTTACGATATTTATCATACTATCTCACAAGAGCCACCCGTACAGGCAAGTGTTTGAGATGACTCAGTGTTGTCATCTTCCTCAGTCATTTCTTCAAACTCAATGAGTTGAGGTGTTTCACTTATTGCCTTTCTAAACTGCTCTTTATTTATATCTTGATATGGTGCTTGTACATAACTATGGTCACTATGAGGTAAGAAACTAATACCACTTATCTCATCAAAATATTTATATACCCATGCACCTACTTCTAACCATTCATGCTCACGAACATTTATCGTTACGGATGGTTTATGTTCACACCAATGCCTCTGATAGATTAACCAAGTTTCAAGTTCTTCAATAGCAGTTCTATCGTTGCGTGTAACGCTTCCTCTAGGACTCTTAATAGGAAAACTAAAGACTGCGGTGCTGTCAGGACGATACGCTTCATCTTCAACAGCGACTCCTTTCCTCTTGAGGAACTCATAAAGAGTGTCTTTCTTATCAATTCTAACAGTCCGAATGTAATAATCACTATGTCGACTATGAATACCACTAGCGGAGTCAACAAGCTGACTAACAGTACCACTAGGCTTAACGCAAGTAATACTAGCAGACTCTGGAATTTCAAGTAGCTTGGCGTACTTTTTGTTCGTTTTCCTTGCTTCATCTCTTAACTCCTCTAAAAATTTAGGATCTGGATTAGCCATAAACTTATTATCCATAATCCCTGTTAATGACACACCTAACAATCTTTCTTCTTCTGTGTTTTTAGTCCATTCTTGTGATAAGAATTGAAACTTAGTTAAAGTAGATTGAAAAGTCCCCAATATTGTTGCCAGTCTAACTTTCTCTTTTAATGTATCGTGAGTATCGTCAGCCCTTACAACGCATTCTGTCAGATTACACATCTGGCCTGTAGGACGAAGTATAATCTCACTACAGGGGTTTGTGCCATAACTAAGGCTAGGGTCACGACCTTGTTTCTCTGCTTGTTTCTGAGATGCTACCCTGTTAAAGATACCACGCTCACCAGACTTAGATTTAACTAACGATAACCACTCTTCCATGAATACTTCCATGTCAGGTTTCTCTGTATAAGCTACAGAGTTATTAGCTAAACCACGCCAGGGGTATTCATTATACCAAGCACCTATCTTAGCCTCTCTCATTCTTTTGTCTGTAAGATTAGATAGTGATATAAGAGCTGACCTACGAACACCACCAACAACTACAATCTCACCAATCATACATACAATGTCATGAACCTCAATAGAGTTTAACTTTCTTCCTTGAGCGTTTTTAAATGTTTCTATGACAAACTCAAACAGTCTCTTTAACGGTTCGTGACCTGAAGCTCTACCACCAAATGTTTTAAGTCTTGCACCTGCAGGTCTGACACGAGAGTAATCAATGGTCGGTATGTCACCTTCCCATAAATTAGATAGTAATTTTTTAAACGCCTTCGCCCACCCAAGTTTGCTGTCACCAACAACGATAATATCATCACAAGGACTAACAACTTCTGGTATCTTTGGTAGTTTATCAATTTCTTGTCTCTCACAACTAAAACCAACTCCTGTTCCATTCATTAATATGTATAGTATTTCTGAGAATACTCGTTTGTGACTTACTGCAATATAAGCACAGTTATAAGCAGATATATTATCTCTTTCACAAGCCTCTCCAGCTGTCATTAACAACCTCATGCTTGGCATTACTTCTAAGTTAAGAACAGCGTTATGTATCTTATCTATATCTTTACCAAGCTCAGGTCTATGTTTACGAATAAAATCAGTTAATCTAGTAACTGTCTCCTCCCATGTTTCTCTTCTTTTAAGTTCAGGTAAATACCTCGCATAACGAGATACGTGAATAAATCTTTGGTAATTGTCCAAGTTTGCTTCCTTTCTCATAAAATCTCCTTTCGTTAAGATAAATCAGTTATATAAGATTTGTATCGACCATTCTTCTCTTTCTTCCAACCCTCGACTAACAGAACCCAATCTGCATCTCGTAGGTGTGGGGTATATTCAGACTCCTCTATCTTTTTAATACGGGCATTAACATTAGAGTATGAAGTGACTTGCACTGCATGAGTCTCGCCTGTTATTGATATGCCTAGTATGTCAAAGTTCCACAAGTCTTGCCTCTTAAATGCATGAGCATTCCACCTCTCAACTACTTTAACTAAAACATAGTCTCCTGACTCTCTCATTCGCTTTAAGGTTCTTTGGGTTGGTGATATTTTAGCCATTACGCATCTCCCAAATCGTCAATAAACTTATCAGGGTCTTTTTGTTTGTGAGGTTTTGGTGGTGAGGTTTTACTCCCAACACTACTGGGCAGTTCATTACCATAATCATCCTCTTCTTCAAATTGCCCCTCATTTGGATGTCCAGCAAATATGCTATTCCATGCCTTTTCTAGTTCTTCATCACTAATGTTTTGTGGTCTTCTACTACTTCCTTTTCCCATAATTTTACTCCTCTATAAAAGTGTGAGTTTGTTGAACACCAACAAAGCCACATGATTGTTTATCGGTAGATGCATAAGTAAACTCTTGACTATATGACTCAGGCAGTTGTAAATATTCTTCTAACTGACATATCATAATATTTGCATCTATACAATTTTGATTGTAGTAATTTTGAGCCATAGTGCAGTTAGGAAAATTAGCTACATACTGTAAATCTTTATAGCTATCTGTATAACTTACTGCCATAACAAAATTACCTACACCTATTGGTTGAGCTTTTACACCTGTTACAAATACTAAAGCATATAAAGCTATTATCATTATTGCTACGCCAATGCAAGCTACAGTAGACTTAAACAAATTCTTATGTAACCTACGTTGCCGTTTCTTCTCTTTCTCTTTTTCTTTCCATAGCCTTATTTTTTCCTGATGTTTCATATGCTCTCTAAATGCTTTTTGTTTATACCCAAGATAGGCCATTTTACTTGTCCTCCAATTCTATTAATAATTTAATGGAGTGTATTGCTTTATGTAAGTCCTCTATGCCATTCTTATCTTTATATCTAGTAACATACTTAATTATATTACCTTGCAGATATGATAGATTGTTACGCTCAGAATACACTGCTGGCTGTATTGCTAACTTGCTATAATGGTTTCCACCTACTTGCTCATCTAGTGGATTTTTTGTTTCTAATTTAAGTGTCGTCAAAGTTTAACTCCCTTTTCATTCGTTTATGTAATTCTCGCTGAGTGCCATACCTTTCTTCCCACATCTTTTTACCTATGGTATGAATACCCATGCGACCTTGGTGATGGTAATGACAAAGAGGTATCATCTCTTCATCTTTCATGCCTAGTCCTGTCTTATCTCTGAGATGATGAATGTTACAAGGCGGTAAATCTTCTACCCCCTCGTACCACCTACACACAACACAACCAAACTCTACCATCTTTTGCATTTTAAGTTTGTCTGCTTTTTTCATCAGACAATCTTACCTATCCATTTACCATTTTTGACTATCATGGGATGAAGTCTAGGCTGACCGTCTACAATAACTAACGATGACATAATAAATCTATCTTTAAAGTTCTTAGCATAATTAAACGCTAATGACTTTTGGTTAGTTAAGCATCCTGTTTGAGCTCCCCAAACTAATTTGTCAGGGTTACTAAAATACTGAATGCTAGCTTTACTATGGTAGTGGCCCTGGACCGTATGCATACCCATCTTTTGTGCTACTTGTAAAACATTAGCACTCATACCATGAGTAAAGAAACACCTAGAGCCATCGTTAAGAGTTACTGTTAAGTCATCTACCCATTTCCAGCCTTTACCTACTTCCAGGAAATCGTTATAGGATTTTAGGTATGCTTTAGGTAGTCCATACTTTAAAGCTCGTCTATATACTAACGATGAATGATTAGAATCAACTAATGTCATATCAGGAAATATCTTTTCTAAATCCTTAATATATGCTTTAGATAACTTTAACTCATCACCAGCACTAGGTAAGTCAGGGTCATTGTCATGCATACTAATAGCATGTTGGTCCAACTCATCACCTATGTTAACTACTAAATCAAAACCCTTATACTTTTTCTTTAATGCTCTAAGAAACTTAAAAGAGTCTTTATGATGATACGGTATATGCATATCACCAATAACCATTACTTTTGAATATTGCATCAATACGTCTCCTCTAATTGAAATCCTAATGTATTTGCAAAACGCTCAACTTGCTCTAAGTATTCTACAAACTCTTTAATTGTTAGTTTAGATGTTGATGGTACAACTGTCATCTCATCGCCTAACATTTCCTGCTTATAACTAAGAAACTTATACTTCATCAGCTCGTGCATCTCACCTTCATCGTACCCAAGAAAAGAACCAAGCTCACTTATTAGTTTCCAGTACCGTTTATTTTGCTCAATACTTCTGTTAAAAGCAAACGGCTTTATTTCTACTTCCCAAGCCTTAGATAAGTCTAACTCACCAATTAGCTTTCTTGCGTGTTCCACGTCCTCGTTTGATGTCACTTTCAATTTTGGCATATCCTTTACTCCGAAAAATTTTACCTTCTTTAGATGTAGCTTGAAACTCTACATCATCCCCAAACGTCTTTTTAATACTTTTAATAAAGTCTTTAACAGTCATTACCACACCTCGGTGTATTCTAAAGTTTTAGGTTTATAACCGAACCCCCAGCGAGTCTCAGTTCCTTGTCCATGTCGTTGCTTAAGTAAGTAAACAGAACATGGTGCTTGATTCATAATCTTTTCATCAATACCACCCTCTGCCATTTCACGCTCACGCTTTTTGTTTCTATGGACAGATAA